TCTCGAAAAGAATACGATACCGGTATCAGTCCAGCAAAATCCGCTTTCTCAATATCTTTAATACATTGTTTTTTCCTTTTGTCTGACGTGTACCGCACCTTCCGGCAGTTCAGATTTTCAGACACATAAAGTTCGCTGCATGTAGCTGCTTTCCCAATAACGTTGATGTAATCATCATCATTGTAAATTTCCATATTAGCAGCCACGATAGCTTTCGCAGGATTTAAGGTAGTTGTAGTCAGAGCATCATCTATGTACACATCGCCGGAAGGAGATACTGCAAAACGATTGTTGATGTTGATAGATCCACCCGTTATATTTCCAGAAAAATATGCATTTCCAGGCTTATCTAACTTCATATTTTGGGCATCGATAATCAGGTGTCCGCTAGTTAGTCGGATATATTCTCCATACATCTCCATTCTGGTAAGCATTTCATGGACAACGTTCCCTGTTGCTACCAACAACTGAATACTTTCCGAAGACTGGGATAACTTAGTCTGTACAGATGAGGCATAATCATCATATTCAATGTTCAGCGCATCCGTTGAAAACTGAATTTTTCTTACTTTGTTGTTTCTATCCGTAATAGAATTTAAAACATCATTTGAAATGTTATCTTCCAGGCTCAAATTTGAAATCGTATATTTGAGATCCTCACTAAACCGATATAACTGCCGTACAACTTTTCCTATGTCTGTTTCATTTTTCTGAATAATCATGGGTTTAAATACTGCCATGAATATCACTCCCATATCCTATATATTTACTCATAGCAATCAAAACTGCCGGTCCTTTTCCTTCCAGACGGAACCGGTATCTCTGGCATCTGGCTGGGGTTATATTAAGCACCTGCGTTCTATATCCCTGAGAAGTAAAAGAAATTTTCTTTTCAAACTCTGGTTCACTGTCGCATTTTATAAATACGTCCACTTCACTTCCCGGATCCAGTTTCAAGTTAAAAAGCAGTCTTTTTAAGAACTTATACTCCACACTTCCATCCAACTGGTCTCCGCTCTCTAGCATCCACTCTATTTGTTCATCCCGTGAACCACTGATTGTAAAAAGTTTTCCTGTGGAATCAACACAGTATAGCTGTCCTTCTCCGTATGCCATAAACAAAGCCTGCATATCATCTTCTTTGTGCCACATACCCTTTTTTAAATCATACACATAGATATTCCACTGCCCTGATACATCCTGTAACGATGCATAGTATTTTCCGTTATGCTGACCAGCCACACCGCCCTGAAACCGTACCTCTGCCAGTGCATCCGATACAGATTCCGGATACGCTCCGTCAAAACTGCATACATTGCTCCTGGACACATACAATAATGTTTCATTTACAACACATGCTGTCTTCTCACACCCTTTTGCAACACCTCTGACCGGGAATGATGTGTTGATCTGAAAATTACTTGGTTTATCTCCATAAACCTTATGGATCGTATCTTCCTTGAAAAACAGCACATATCCCATATGAGACAGACAGCCTGTAAAATCCCCATCTGATCCAACTGTAGCCGCATACGAATCTGTGCTGATCCCTTCAAACGCATTCCAGTTCGTTGGATCTCCCAGCTTGCTTGCATATACCTCATGATTCGCGCTGGAGCATCCCCATAAGCGGTTTCCATTCTCACAAATGTAATCCATATCCGGTACTTTTCTGGTAAGCTTTAGCCCAGATTCCTGAGTAAAGCTGGATGATAGATCACCTATGATCACAATGTAGTCATCTGCTTTTTCCTGAATCACCGTAGTCTTGTTAAAGCTACTTTTTGTACAATCGGATATTTCCACACCGTCAAACTGATTAAATTGCTTTCCGATTCCGGTACAACTAATCTTTACCATGGTACTTCCGGTTGTCGTCTGTGCAAATGTTGCTGTTGCAGCCTGGCTCCAGGAAGCCTCTAATGCTGTCTTTTCTCCAGTGGATGTGTTATACATAATTTTATCCGGGAATACCACAATATAGGCTCCCAAACTCACCAGCTGCTTATCTGTATCCTGGACTGTTGCAATTTCTTTATCTTTGTAATACAGCTTTGTCCCATCCACATAGGCCAAACCATTTTTATAAATGATCCCATGAGGTTTTGATAAACTTTTCAGGATTTCTCCTCTTGGCTTTCTGACCGCTATCGCCGGGAAAACATCTGAAGACATGTTTTTCATGTCCGAAAACTCATTTTCTCCAATTACAAGACCTTTGTTCAGTCCCCCAAATGATCCTATCTGTTTGCTGTCCCCTCTCGGTGTCATTGTCAGCATTGGTAATCGTCCCATTAAAGCTCCTCCTTAAAATTTGGAAAATAACGGTGCTTTTTTTGCCCGATTGCAGCGCCTGAACCATGCAGCATATGCATCATAAGCGGAGTTGTACATTACAACGTCATTGTTATAGCGTTCAGTTTCTTCATTGTGATAATCAATCTTTGAAAGCAGATAATTAACATAGACATCCTTGAACCGATCCGGAATACTTAATTTTTTATCCTGGTCTTTTTCATATTCCATTGGAATAAATTCCAGATTATATCCTTCCGCCCGGTTGATTACTTCTTCAATGACCTGTCCCTCAATTTCATTGATCCATCCCATGATCATGTCTGTACCATACTGCTGCCCTCTTAAAGATGTGATATCACTAATCAAATCGTTTACTGTCATATAAGCACCTACTCTTTCAGTCCCGGCCAGGTAAGCGCTCCATCCTGGTCAGGGGTTAAAGTTACCGGGTCTGTAACCATAGCTCCATCTTCATTCAGCACGTACCATTTCCCATCAATAGTTTGCTGACCGGTCAGCATAGCTCCATCCGCGCCAAGGTAATACCATTTATCTTTGTATTTATACCAGGTATTCTTGACCATTCTTCCTGCACCATCAAACCAGTACCATTTATCATCGTACCAATACCAGTCATTTCTTACAGGCTCCCCGTTTCCGAGGTAATACTTCCAATCTCCATCCTCTTGCTGCCATCCTTTTTTCTTTTGTTCGCTTATTGGAGTTAAAAATAGCTTCTGTTCTGCCTGTCTTCTTCTGGTCAGGCCAGCCAAAATCTTACCACCACCGCGGTTATATGCCAGGATCTTTTCTGATATCTCAGCCCGCGATCTGGTTCCTTTTGCTGTCAACTGATCTATAGATCCTACATTGTATGCAAATGATACCAGGGCATCAAATTCATTTTGATTCCACATGTATTTCGTTCCATATTTGTCTACATTGCGCTCATATGGTCCCATATCATCCGTCAACATCTTATCTGCCTCTGCCTGTGTAATCCTCTGACCTGCTTTTACATTTCCTGTGTGTCCCCAACCAATGGTCCATACTCCTGCCGGGCACTTATAAGCTTCTAATCTGCATCCTTCAAAGCTTCTTATCAGTTTCAAACCATTCTCTGAAATTTTCATGTGTACCTCCTATTAAAAAAGGCTTAGGATATCCTAAGCCTAAAGATGTGTCACTCCAATTTTGTTTTGTCTTCGACCTGACCTTTAATTGCTTTTGCAAGCGGCATCAGGAACGGAGGCATAGCAACACCAATATCAAGTAAATTCTCTAGGATGGATATGATCTCATTGCAAATAAGCCAAACAGCTACTACGGTAGCAATCACAAACGGTATTTTTATGTCCAACCCTATATATTGTCCTGCATATATGATCATCCTATCCATGAGCCATCCTACACCGATCAGGATCCACATTCCGATTTTTTTACAAATGCCTCGAATCCCCTTGTAGCTTGTCACATGTTCCTGACGATACTTCGATGCAACTATTCCGGTTATATAATCAGTAAAATTCAGTGCTACGAGAGCAAACACCGGTACTGCCAATACTCCAAGATAGGCAAATGCTGCACTCATTATAGTGATAAATATTGCTTTAAATCTTTCCAACTTCATTTACCTCACTCACTTTTCTCTGAATTTTCCTTTAACCACTTTTCTGTTACTTTTTTCCAGAGTTTTGGCACCTGCTCCAGTGTCATTTCTCCAGATCTGATTTTTAATCCATAATACCTGCCCATTATGATGTCACTCCTTCCTGGTCTGCCATAGCACTCATTACTGCTCCCATATCTCCAATAGCTCCGTCATGGACTGCTAATGTTTCGGTATTAGCGGAAACCTGTGCTTTCAGTTTTTCGATATCTGTCAGCTCACGAATACCAAATGTTGCCATGATCTTTCCATCTTCGGTTTTGTCCAAAGTAAACGCCGGTGACATCAGACACATATCTTTGTATGCACCTACGGTCAAGCCTTCACCATTCAGGATCCGCACCTCAGACATGTTCTCATCTGTGCATCTCTTCCAAAACTGATCTACTGCTGTCATATCTTCGAATACAGCTTTCATGTTTTCAAGACTGGCAGCTGCTTCCAGTTCAACAGCTGTTTCATTTTTTAAAACAATTTTGTCTTTGTTCATTTTTTCTCCTTTAACTTACGCTTCGTAAATCACATCTAACCCATAAGCTACTGCTGCATCATGCTCAATCCGGCACCCTCTGGCATTTTCCCAACCCTTGCAGAAATAAGCTGCATGACAAAGTGACATATTTTCCAGACTTTTAGCAAGAAAGCAAAGAGGAATCTGTACCACTCCACGTTCTTTCATCTTTTCATTGCTGTACCATTCATCAGTAAACAAGGTGTTTACAATTTCATAGCCTTTGGCTTCCAGGGCCTTGATTGCCTGTTCCCTAGTTGCAATAATCTCTTCATCTGTTTTTCCAGCCATTGGCTGACTAAGCATTGCTTTCTTCATAATTTTTCTCTCTCCTTACATTTTGTAACAAATATTTTCCCATTTTTTATAAGCATCCATATAAAGTTCATCTTTGTCCCCATTATATGTAAACTCATAATACATTCCATCCGGAGCGGTAGTGCTTAATAATGCTTTGTGGTTCTGTAATGTCTTGCAGCACCAAACCACATACACATCATCTACTGTGATTTTTTTCTTATCTGTCTTATCCATGTGCTCATTGGTATAAGCACATACCTTTTCTTTACAAATGCGAATAAATTCAGCATTGCTCATATTTATTCACCTTTCCTTTCTTTTTCTGGTTTGCTTACAATAGTAATTTTAAAAATTATGTTCGCATAGATGGGTCTTCAATAAGTGGCTATGGCGGTATGGGATCAAGTTTTAATACTGGTGTTACTTTGATTAATGATGCTGGAAACGCAGGTATGCCAACAGCTGAGTGGTATATGCTAATCTCCGCCGGTGGAGATGGAACCCGCTGTCAATTAGCAGTTGCACTTTTCACGGGTAAAATATACTGGCGTAACTGTGCAGCTGGTAAATGGTCTGAATGGGTACAGAAAGTGTAGATTTCAGATTATTTCGCCATCCACTCTCCCCAAGTATTGTTTCCCTTTTGTCTAATATAGAATTTTTCGTTACCCGCCGATAATGCAAGTTGCGAATTATAAACGGAATTCGTGTTGTTGTAGACGCTTAAAACGATACCTTCTGTTGCTTGAGTTAATCCTTTTTTATACGGAGAGTTGGCTGAATTCGCGTCATAACGTCCTAATATAACATCAGGTACGTCTAAATCTTTAATATATCCATAAGTGCTACCTAAATTACTATTTGCGGGAGAAAAGGGAAATATTGGGAAAATATTGGGATTTACATAAAAAAAGGAATCCATAGTATGGACTCCTGAACTTTTACACAGCTAAAAAATGGCTTAAAACCTAGCTTTTTAAGGAAGCTGCTGACGGGAATCGGACCCGTGACCTCCGCACTACCAATGCGACGCTCTACCGACTGAGCCACAGCAGCAACTATATGAAATTTGCCGGTTCTGATGAGATGAAAAGCTGCTGACGGGAATCGGACCCGTGACCTCCGCACTACCAATGCGACGCTCTACCGACTGAGCCACAGCAGCGTTTTCTGTTCGTCAAAATCGAACCTCGTATATACTATCATGGGGAATAGTATTTGTCAACGGTAAAA